GATAATAAGTCGTATACTTTCTATAATCTAGAATCAAAAACTATTTCTCCAATTAATGGACTTTATAGATTTGAACAGGTTAGTATTTACGAAGGAACACCTCTAGTTTTTAACTATGAATATAAAACAGGCAATCGTTATATTCTTCCAAATAAAAACGTAGACATTTCGAAGTTAAAAGTTCGTGTCTTAGAAGATCCAATTCTTGGTAAATATTACACATATACATTTGCTCAGTACCTTACAGATGTTACGAATACAACCAGAGTTTTCTATCTTAAAGAAATCGATGATGAGTTGTTTGAGGTAGAGTTTGGTGACGGTGTTCTAGGTAAAGAACCACCAACAGGATCAAAGATTATCCTTGAGTATTTTGTTACTGCAAAAGCTGCTGCCAATGGTGCTTCTTCATTTACATTTTCTGGCAATAGTTCTGACGTAGGAAATGGCATACCAACCGTAACTGTTCTTTCATCAGCTGATGGTGGCGCTGATATAGAAACTATTGATTCTATAAAAACTAATGCTCCACGTTTGTTTTCTGCGCAACAACGAACAATTACATCAGAAGATTACTCAGCAATTATTACAAAACAATATACAAACGTGCAATCAATTAGCGTTTGGGGTGGAGAGAACAATGTCCCTCCAGCATACGGTAAAGTCTTCATAGCAATTAAACCAATTTCTGGTGATGTTCTTAGTGCATTAACAAAACAATATATCGTTGACTTGCTGAAACAAAGAAATACTGTTTCTATTACACCAGTTATTGTAGATCCAACTATACTTTACATTGAAATTAAAACAACAGTTTATTATGATGCTACCAGAACTGCTAGCGATCCAAATACATTAGTGACTAATGTTAAAGAAACAATTACTGAATATAATGCTGAAGAACTTAAAAAGTTTGGTGGTATTTTTAGATTTTCAAAACTTGGTGGTTTAATAGATGATACTGACGAAGCAATTCTAAGCAATATTACTTCTATTAAATTGCGTAGGGATATTTATCCGATTGGTGACGCAAATCCACACAAATATACTGTTAGATTAGATAATCCAATTTACAGAGATCCAGAGAGTGGTAATCATATCATCACTTCTGGATTTAAACTTTTTGGAAGAACAGAGACATTTTATCTAGTTGACGATGGCAATAAAAACTTAGGTTTATTCTATTATGAGAGTAGCGGAACTGTTAAAGTGTTTATTAATGAAACGGCAGGAACAGTTGACTACGAAAATGGTGTTATTGTTGTCAATAATATTGCCATCGTCAGTACTCAGAAAGTATCTTTCTTCGTAACGCCAGTTTCTAACGATGTAGTTTCTGTTAGAGATCAGTTAGTTCAAATTGACGAGGAAAAAATTAGTGTGAATGCTATCGTAGATAAAGTAGTTTCTGGTACACAAGGTGCTGGTTCTTCAGAGTATATTTTCACAGCAAGTAGAGAATGAGCGTAGTAAAAGCAAAAATATCAACTGTCGTTAGCGAACAGTTCCCAGAGTTTGTAAGGGAAGATCATGGCACATTCGTGTCATTCTTAGAAGCATACTACGAGTTCCTTAGTCAAACTGAAGACAGAAGTTTAGAATCTCTAAAAGATATCGACGAAACTCTAAACAGTTTTGTGCAATATATTTCTGATGAGGTTATGATACAAATCCCTCAGACGATTCTTGCTGATAAAAGACTTGTTGCGAAAAGGATTAAAGATCTTTATCTTTCAAAAGGTAATAAGAAGTCATTCACTCTCCTGTTTAGATTACTTTATAATGAACCCATAGACGTATATTATCCCAAAGATGATATCCTCAGAGCATCTGACGGTAAATTTAACAAAGATACTGTTCTCAGAATAGTCGACATATCTAGTCAGTTCCACAACTCTAATGTAGATACATTCCAGTTGATCGGTAAAAGAATATTTCAAAACGGAAATACTGCTACTGCTGAAGTAGAAAATGTAATTAAGTTTCAGTATCAAAATCTAACAATTACAGAATTAAAGTTAGCAACCAAAACTGTAACGGGAACATTTAATACAACTGGTTATATCTATGGCCAAAGTAATATTCCAGGAAAATTTATTTATGGACAGGTAAAACCTGGCATAACAGAGTTAACTCTTGAAGATCCAGGTTTGTATTATCAAATTGGTGACAAGATTAGATTATCTTCAACAAGTGGTGAGTTCGCAGTTGCTCAGGTTACTCGAGCATCGACTGGTGGAATTAAAGACATTCAAGTTGAGTTTCCAGGAAGCGGTTATCAATTAAATCAAGAGATAGTATTTGATAATACAGATGCAGGCACTGGACTTGGCGATTCTCTGCAAACAGCAAAAGCCATCGTTACTGCATTGGATAGTAACTCTCTGTTACTTGAGAACGGAGATTTCCTATTAAAAGAAGACGCAACAGAATTTTTATTCGAAGGAACTTTGACTGGCGGTATTAAAACAGTTAAGGTGACAGACTCTGGTCAAAACTATAAGAAACTTCCAGTAGTTTCGTGTAAACCTACACAGTTACTTGGCGAAGAAGCAAAGATAGTTGCAATCAGCGAAGACATTGGTAAAGTTCTTAGCGTTTCTATTTACAATCCAGGAATCGATTACCAGAACAACTCTTTAGGTTTCTTCCCAACCAACTTAATTTTCAAACGTGTTGATGGCGAGTTCGCTCTTGGAGAATTAGTAACTGCCGAGCCACAATCAATAGCATTAGAAACAAGTTATGATGTTGAACTGTCATTAGAAGATGGTTCTAAGTTTCTTTTAGAGAAGCAAGAAGAAACCTTTGGATATATTTCGTTTATCGATAAAGACAGAAACTTTTATCGTTTAGATCCAGCATCTGTTAGATTTGAGATGTCATTAGAGACAGGCGACAGATTGGTAGATGAAGATGGTGACATTTTTGTTTTAGAAAACTCTGGACCACTGAGACCGAACATGACTCTCGTTGGTCAAGCAACAGGAGCGATTGGTAAAGTTGCACCTGGAACAAGTACTGGTTCTGCATTCGCTAAAGGAAATCTATCTGCTGTTTACAGAACACCAGGAAACTTTATCAATGCTGACGGTAAGATCAGTGACTCTTCCAAGAAAATACAAGACAGTGCATTCTACCAAGAATATTCCTATCAACTTAGATCGTTCCAGTCAATCAATGACTATCGCGATATTGTAAGAAAACTTTTACATCCAGTTGGTATGGCTCTTTGGGGATCTTTATTGCATGAAGGATTCGGTCAAGTTATTCCAAGAGCACCACTGAGTATATCTTTCTTGAGAGTAGTTATTCGCTCTTTCATTAGCAACAAGATTAAAGCCATGGGTAATTACTATGCCGATGGTCAAACATTCCCAGATATATTGAAGTCTGAGTTTACACTCATTATTGTAGATTTCTTGCAGCGTGCTGGTGGACATATGACTCTGATTCCAACGAATCCAGAGTTCCTACCAGAGATCGAAGTTCCAAGATTTACACCAGAAGAAATTCACATGATGGATCTGCGAGTAGATGCTGCTCACGGCGACGAATGGTTCTATATTTTGTTATACCTGGATATGCAATGTCAGATTCATCGTCAGACAGAAATTATTATGGAGCCAGTTGGTCATCTAGATCTGAATGTAAGAGGATTCGGACCATGCTGGGAATCTTTAGAGAGATTTAAATTCACTCTCGCCCCATTCGAAGCTGGTATTAAAGGACACTGGGGAAATACGCCAAGAATCGAAGACGTTTGGCAAGAGGGAACATTTAATTATTATTATTGGAGAGATCCAAATGAGTACTACGGCAACACGCAAAATGGACATTTTGCCAATATTGTTATTGGCGACGTAATAAATAATCCTTATAGAAAAATCAATTTCTGCGTAGACTCATGGATTAATATTATCAGACCTCTCCCATACACCTATGATAGCACTACAACTACTTACGACAGTACAAGTTATACTAATGATTTAACTTACCCTTATGCACCTAGCAATCAAGATTAATTAACAAATAGAGGATTATAAAATGCCCGCAATTATCACTTCAAAATTCCGCATTAACAATGCAGAGCAACTTGTTGAGAGTTTTGGCGAGACCGCAAGTACTAAGATGTATCTTGGTATCGGACGTCCATATCCATGGACTAACGAAAAGGTTCCACCAGCTCCAGTCGATACTCTAGAGCAAGAGTACCTTTACTGGCAAGATATGCTTGCAGTTAAACGCTGCACTGCCAGTGATGTAACTCTTTCCGTTATCCGTCGCAACTGGACAAGCGGACAGTATTATGACATGTATCGTCAAGACTATTCTGCTTCTGCTGGTGCGATTGGTGTAAACACCACTACTGGCGCAACAGTAATTAGAAACTCTCTTTTCGACGCAGCATTTTTCGTTGTAACTGATGAGTATAATGTTTACAAATGCTTATACAACAGAAACTCCAGCAATCAAGTAGTTGCATCTACAGTTAAGCCAACAGGTAAATCTACCAGTGCTATTACTACAGCTGACGGTTATGTTTGGAAATACATGTATACCATCGCTCCTTCTGATGTTATCAAGTTTATTTCAACTGACTTTATGCCAGTTAAAGAAGTTACTTCTAATCCAGGACAGTACGATGCGTACATTGATCAGTGGTCAGTACGTGAAGCTGCAGTTGGCGGAAAAGTTGACACCATTGTAGTTACCAATGGCGGATCTGGCTATACAACAGCTCCAACTGTTGCTATTCTTGGCGACGGAGCTAACGCTACTGGTACTGCAGTTATCGATGCTGGTTCTGGTCAAGTTGTTAAAATTAATATTACTAACGGTGGAACTGGATATACATACGCTACTGTTACACTACAAGGTGGTGGCGGAACTAACGCAGCTGGAAGAGCTATTCTCCCACCACAAAGAGGACATGGTTTCAATCCAGTAGAAGAGTTGGGTGGCTATTATGTTATGATGAACGTGCGTCTCGAGTATGATGACGGCACAGGCGACTTCCCAGTTGATAACGACTATCGTCGTATTATGCTGATTCGCGATCCATTTAATTATGGAACAACAGTTGTATCTACTGCTACAACTTTAAAAGCAACAAAAGAACTAACAATTAATACCGCAGTTAGCACTTTCTTAGAAGACGAGATTATCACTGGCGGAACATATGGTGCAATTGGTAGAATTATCAATATCGCTGTTGGTGCAAATACAACAACAATCCGTTATGTTCAGTTGAGCGCAGATGCTGGTAACGTGAATGGTGCTGATTTTGCAACTGCTGAAGTTATCACTGGAACTACATCACTTTCGACTGGAACAATTTCTGCTCTGTTAAATCCAGAAGTCGAACCATTCAGTGGTGATGTTCTTTATGTTGAGAACCGCAGATTGATTAATCGCGCACCAGATCAAATTGAGGACATCAAAATCATTGTTGAGATGTAAAATAAATAATTAATAAACTAACAAGAGAAGAACAACATGGCACTAAATTTTAACATAGATCCATATTTTGACGACTACGACGAGAGAGATAAATTTTATCGTTTACTCTTTCGTCCAGGATATCCTGTTCAGGCACGCGAACTTACGCAGATGCAATCGATTCTTCAGAATCAAATTGCAAAACATGCTGAGCATATATTCAAACAGGGATCAATGGTCATCCCTGGTCAAGTGTCGTATGAAGATGATTTCAAATATGTTAAACTTCAGTCTATTTACAACGGAGTTGATGTAAATACTTACCTCAGTGAAATAGTTGGTCAAGAAATTATTGGTCAATCATCTGGGGTTAAAGCATTTGTTCTTCATGTTGAGAAACAGACAGATTTAGATCCTCCAACAGTTTATGTTCGTTACAATAAATCTGGAGCTGATGCTGACGGTAATCCAACAGATACTAAAATTTTTCAAAATGATGAGATTATTAGTTGCGAAACATTAACAGTTCCACGTGCCTTTAGATCAGTTGCAACCTCTGCTACTGGTCTTGGTACTGGAGCTGCTATTGAATCTGGTGTTTATTATGTTGATAAGTTTTTCGTTCTCGTTGACGCGCAAAAGATTACTCTTGACAAATATACTGCAACACCATCTTATCGTGTAGGTCTTAATGTAGTTGAAACATTGGTAACACCAGAAGATAATGCTGATCTTTTAGATAATGCTATCGGTTCATCTAATTATACAGCACCTGGAGCACATCGTTACAAAATTGAGTTAGTTCTATCTAAAAGATCTCTTAATTCTGAAGATGATAAAAATTTTGTTGAACTTCTTCGTCTTGAAGAAGGTAAAATTATTTACAAAACTAGAACTACAGATTACTCTATTATTGAACAAACCTTAGCACGTCGCACATTTGATGAGTCTGGAGATTATGTTGTTAACAATTTTAATGTTGAGATACGTGAGCACAGAAACAATGATCGAGGATCTTGGATAGCAAATACTGCTTACCTACAAGGTGATGTTGTAGTTTATACATTTGGCGGTATTGAACAAAAATTTGTTGCTAAAAATAACGGTATTTCTGGAAGTTCTCCACCAATACATACTTCTGGTGAAGAAAAAGATGGAGAAACAGGAATAACATGGTTATATAATAAAAATCCATTTTATAATCGTGGAGTTTATTCACCAGAAGATGGCGGAGACGAGGCTAAGTTAGCTATCGGTATGGAACCTGGTAAAGCATATATTAGAGGATATGAAGTTGAAAAAGTTGGTGTTGAATATCTTGCAGTAGAAAAAGCCAGAGATTTTGCTAGAACTCAAGATGCTCAATGCCAAACTATTGTAGGAAATTATATCTATGCTACTAATATTTTTGGCGCACCAAGAATTGATTTATTCGAAACAGTAGATTTATATGATCGTTTTGTTACAGTTGGTGGCTCGGTTCCAACTGGAGCTACCAAAATTGGTACTGCTCGTGTTCGCGGTTTAAATTTATTTGATCGCAGAAATACAGTATCTGACGATGTTTATGAACTAATGCTTTTTAATATTGATATTATACCAGGAAAATCTTTGGATAATGATCTCAAAGGTTTACATAATTCTAACTTTACTGCAAATATTTTCCCGCTAATTAATAAACTTACTGGGTCAGCAACAGCATCAAACTCTACTACAATAGTTGGAACTGGAACTACATTCGATACCGATTTTAATGTTGGTGACTATATCGCTCTTGGTGATGCTAGTACATTAAGAAGAATCGTTACAATAACTAACGATAACACAATTGTTGTAGACACAGCAGCAACAGTTACTGGTGTTGTTATATACAAAGTAGTTACTACTTTACATGAACCTGAATACTCTTCTTTACTTTTTGATCTACCCTACTTGAATGTTAGAAAAATAAGAGGGGATGATGATACTACACTGAGAACATCATATACAGTAACTCAAGTATTTACAACTGCATCTAGTGCAATTATAAGCGGTAACTCTTACGTTGTTATTGATAGTAAACGTAACAATGAAACATTTTTACCAGCTAGCGATCCTCAAAACTATGTGTTAATAAACACAACCACTGGATTACCTGTTATTCCTACAACCATAAATGTTGTAACTCCAGAGTTGAGACAGGTAGAATTTACTGTTCCAAGCTCAAATGCAAATAATCAATTTGTTGTATATGCTGGGGTTAAGAAAACTACAACTGCAGCAAAAGAAAAAACTAAAACAGCTGTAACATTTGAAACTGTTCAGGTAGAAACACAAACTGCGGCACAGGCTAAACAAATTAGTTTAGGTAAAGCAGATGTATTCAATATTGTTTCTATAAAAATGGCGAATACATTCGGTGACATAACCGAACAAAATCCAGCTAACGTGGATATTCTTGACTACTATGAGTTAGACTTTGGAATTACAGATTCTTTTTATGGAATATCGAAATTAATATTGAAACAAGGTTATCCATTACCTACTGGATCTGTCGAAGTAGTATTTGATTATTTTTCTCATGGACCTGGAGATTATTTTTCAGTTGATTCTTATATTGGATCTGGCATTAAATATGAAAATTTCCCAAAATACGGAATGATGTCTTCTAGAGATGTATTAGATTTTAGACCCAGAATTGACTCTTCTGGAACATTCAATATTAATCTTGGCGCAGTTTTATCAGAACTTCCAAAACGTGGTGATAATGCAGAGTTAGATCTTTCCTACTATCTGTTTAGAAAAGATAAAATTTCTATTGACTTTAGAGGAAAGTTTTTCGCAACTAAAGGAATACCTTCGTTGTTCCCTATAGAGCCAGAAACACCACAAAATGCTATGTTATTGTATGGTGTCAATTTACTCCCATATACTTATACAACACAAACTCCAGATGTTAGTCTTATACCAGTTGATAATAAACGCTATACAATGCGTGATATTGGTAAGTTGGAAAAACGTATTGACAATCTTGAATATTATACAACACTTAATATGTTGGAAACTGAAACTGCTAATTCTAAAATTACAGATGAGAACGGTTTAGATAGATTTAAAAATGGATTTTTAGTTGACAGTTTTTCTGGACATGGTATA